CTGCGGATACTGGGTATACATATAATATTCACACAGCAATTTTTTTAGGTGCAAATAGTGACACAAGTGCGGTTGTTATGGATGGTATTTCAATGACAATGGGCGGATCCACTGTTTATAATCAAACAACTATTAATACAATAGCAATTACTACAAGTACACATGGTGTATTATTAATTGGTGTTAAAACTAGAAGAACATTATTTAACTAAAAATTTTTATTTTTTTTATCGGGTACTTGACTTTTTAAAAATTAATGTTTAATATTGTACCATAATTAAAAATTTATAAATTATGGACTTTAAAAACACAGATTGGAACAAAGCCGTTCAAAACACACTGGCTGATTACGAAAAAGCGAAAACTTCCGCTACATCCACAGAAAGAAAAGAAGTTGATTTGCGTAAATATTTTACGTTAGCATTACCCGAAGGTAAAAATTCAGGTGAGTTGGTATTTAGAATTATGCCAATATCCATCGATGAGGATGGTGTACCAAGATGGTATGAAACTGCCAAATTTCACAACCTTAAAATTGGTAAAAAATGGACAAAACTTTATGATCCAGAACAAGATGGTGAAGAATCACCGCTTAACCTAATGTACAGAACTTTAATTAAAAGTACTGAAAAAGAAGACAAAACTTTAGCAAACAGTTACAAATCACGTGATTTTTATATCGTTAGAGGTATCGAGCGTGGTAAAGAACACGAGGGTGTTAAATTTTGGAGATTCCCTAAACCAAATGATGGTTCGGGTATAATGGATAAAATTGCACCAATGATCAAAAGATTAAATGAAAAAAATCCTGGTTCAGGCGCTTTCTATAATCCAAATTCAACAGGTCGCGATCTAGTAATTAATATTGTTAGAGATTTATCTAAAGGTTACACAAAAGTATCTCAAATTATGTTTGATGAACCAAATGCACTTAGCAATGACTCTAATTTGGTTAACGAGTGGTTAAACGATCCATTAACTTGGAAAGAATTATACAAGAAAAAATCTTTGGAGTATTTGGAAATTGTTGCACAAGGTGGTGAACCTATTTGGGATAGCGAATCTAAGAAATTTATCGCTAAAGCAGATGATTATCAAATACCAACACATGCTGCTCCATCACAATCAAATACATACAAGGAGCCGACCGATATAATGTCGGACAACGATGATAGCGAACCTATCAGTATTGACACAGAAGATTTACCGTTTTAATCGTAAATCTTATTATAACATGGGGTATTAATTTATACCCCATTTTTTTTAATTAAAAATTTAAAACAAATATATGGCAGTAAAGAAAAAAGAATTTTCTTTTGATGATTTCAAAAAGAAAATGAGTACAACTACAAAATACAAACCAGATTTATTCCTATCATGCGGCGAGGCTTTTTTGGAAGCATCTGGTGTTCCAGGTCCTTGTATGGGTCATATTAATATGTTATTAGGTCACACAAATACTGGAAAAACAAGTGCTTTAATATCAGCGGCTGTTGATGCTCAAAGAAAAGGTATATTACCAATTTTCTTAATAACGGAAAAAAAATGGAGTTTTGATCATTGCCAATTAATGGGAATGGATATTACAAAATCTGATGATGGTGAATGGGAAGGTTTCTTCTTATATCGTGATGACTTTAATTATATCGAACAAGTAACCGATTATATTAATGAAATTTTAGATAAACAAGATAAAGGTGAATTACCATATGATGTATGTTTCTTTTGGGATTCCGTTGGTTCAGTTCCATGTAAAATGACTTGGGAGGGTAAAGGTGGTAAACAACATACAGCTGGTGTTTTAGCTGAAAAAATTAACATGGGTATTAATCAAAGAGTTAATAATACAAGAAAAGAAACATCACCTTATTTAGCAGGTCTTGTTGTATGTAATTTACCATGGGTTAAACTACCAGATTCACCAATGGGTCAACCAAAAATGAAACCAAAAGGCGGTGAAGCAATTTACCAAGCGGCTACATTAGTATTTAGATTTGGTAATGAAGCTGATGGTGGTATTTCTAAAATTGATGCTACTAAAAATGGTAGAAAAATTAATTTTGCTACTAGAACAAAAGTAACAGTTGATAAAAATCACATTAATGGTTTAGGATATGCTGATTCACAAATCATTGTAACACCACACAAATTCATTACTAGCGATAGAAGAGATGATAAAGCTGCTTTGGATATTTACAAAAAAGAAACAGCGGCTTATTGGGCTGAAAAAATTGGTGATACAACATTTGAATTAGAAGAATATGAAATTAAACAGAAGATTGCATACTCAGACGAAGATTAATTCATTATTAATTGATGGTGAGGCTTTGTTAAAACAAGGATTTCATGGTGCCAAACAAGTACAAACTAAAAATGGTAGTGTTGGCACCATTTTTCATTTTATAAATACGATAAAAAGATTTTACCAAGATTATGGTATTACTAAAGTTGTTGTATTCTGGGAAGGTGAAAATTCAAAAGCATATAGACAAGCTTATTATCCCTATTATAAACAAAATAGGAATGATAAGGTAACTATCGATCAAAAACATGATTTAGATAGACAAAGAATACGAATTAAACAGTATTTGGAAGAATTATTCATACGCCAAGTTGAGATTGATGGTTGTGAAGCCGATGATTGCATTGCTTATTATGTTAAAAATTCACCAAACGAGAGTAAAACAATTTACACTAATGATCGTGATTTATTACAATTAATGGATGATGAAACTAAAGTCTTTCTACATGGTAAAAAAATAATGATTAATGTTGATAATTTTAAAAATTATTTTGATTATCATTTTGAAAATGTTGGTCTTATTAAAATGATTGCGGGTGATAGTTCTGATAATATTTCTGGTTTAGAGGGTATTGGTGAAGATAGTGTTTTAAAAATATTTCCAGAATTAAAAAAAGAAAAAAAGACATACGATTGGATATTACAACGCGTTGATGAATTATTAGAAAGTACACCTAAAAATAATAAATTAATTACAATCAAAGAGGGTAAAACAAAATGGGGTACATATGGTAATGATTATTTTGGTGTTATGAATAAAATTATAAATCTAAATGATTGTCCGAACGTTACTAGTGAATCTAAAGAATTAATCGATGAAATGATTAACGACTCATTATCACCTGAAGGTCGTGGTGGTATAAACACAATAATGGAAATGATGAAAGAAGATCAATTGATTATTTTTTTACCAAAATATGATGACGCTTTTTTTACATTTTGGTCTAGTTTTATTACCATAATCAATAAGGAAAAAAAGTTATACGAACAAAAGAAATAATTATTAAACAATTTGGTTTTATAATTTTTTTTGACTATTATTGAATAAATATTAAATATTATATACATTATGGATAAAAAAGAATTTAAAAAAGATGCTAGACAGTTTGAGTTTACTGTTTTCTTGAATGATAATATTATTGTTCAAAGATTTTTTAATGTTAATGGTTACAACAACAAATCAATAAACTCATTAAACTTCAAAGAAGTTATTGACGAAAATCAAGAAATTATACAAAATCACATGAAAAACAAAAGTTTAGATTTTTTAAATGATAATAGTAGATATTTTTATGAAAACTCTTCTTTTGAAAGAAATGATAGCAAAGACTTGATGAAAATTATTGTAAAAATGAACGATAAAACAATAGCTTTTCGTGAATGGGATGCTACAATTTACCCCGTAAGAGTTAGATATACCGTTAATATTCGTGAACATATTTATGGTATGATAACAGCGATACAAAAATGTTTATCAGAGAATACTGATAAATTAGAAACAACATATTTAGGCTATGATTTAAGAGTTAGAAAATAATTATGAGTTCAAAAATAATAACAATTGCAGATTTAGGTCGTGACTATCAATTAGATTTATTTCATGAGATAATAACTGACAATAAATTTGGTGAAACCGTTATTGAGGTATTAGATTCGAAACACTTTAATGTAGAATCTTATCAAAAAATAATAACAATTTTACGAAATTATCACAAGGAACATGAAACAATCTTAAATTTTCCTAATTTAAGATCACAAATACACATGGAGGTTTCTCCAGAACATTCAGCCTTAAGAACACAATTACTCGACACCGTTCAAGAAATTGAAGATAGAAAGGTAACAAATAAGAATGTCCAAGAATACGTTACCAAGTTTTGTAAAATGCAATCACTTAAAAATGTGATTCAAGAAATTTCAAAAAAAGTGGAGCGTGGTGTTGTTGAGGATTATGATCAAATTGAGAAAAAATTAAAAGATGCTTTAATTTTTAAAGAAGTTGAGGATTCAATAACACTATATCATGATATTGATAACGTATTATCCGATGATTTTAGACACCCAATACCAACAGGTATTGAAGGCATTGATCAAATTATGGATGGTGGTTTAGCTTCAGGTGAATTAGCGTTAGTTATCGCCCCTTTAGGTGTTGGGAAAACGACTTTTTTAACTAAAGTTGCTAATCAAGCATATCTTACTGGTAGAAATGTTTTACAAATATTTTTTGAGGATAAAGAAAAAGCTATTCAAAGAAAACATTTTACCATTATGAGTCAAATACCATTATCCGATATTAGCAAAACCGACAATAATCGTATTATTAAATCAAGAATTGATGCAATTAAAAAAAGATTATTGGTTGATGGTGAAGAAAAAAATCATTTATTTTTACAAAAATTACCAGCCGATGGTGTTACAATAACTAAAATAAAAAATATAATAAAAAAATTAAATTCCAAAGGAACTAAGATTGATTTATTGGTTTTGGATTATGTTGATTGTTTATCATTGGAAAAAGAAACAAATAACTCCGAAGAATGGTCTAATGAGGGTAAAATTATGAGATTATTAGAAACCATGATTGAAGAAGTTGGTGTTGCTTGTTGGACAGCCACTCAAGGTAATCGCGCTTCAACAAGTGTTGAAGTTGTTAGAACCGAAAATATGGGTGGTTCACTTAAAAAAGCACAAATTGCACACTTTATTATGAGTATTGGTAAAACATTAGAGCAAAAAGAGGCTAATGTCGCAACAATGTCCATATTAAAGAATAGATTAGGGTCTGATGGTATGATTTTCCAAAATTGTAAATTTCATAATGGTTTACTTGAGATTGACACCGCTGACCAAATTAGTGAAAAGGGTTTTGAACAAGAAAAAGAAAGAAAAGCAAAAAATAGACAGAAAGAACTGTATCAAGAAGAACTAAGAAGAATACAAGAAAACCAAGAAAATAATTAAAAAAAATTATTATTAACCAATATTTATTTTAACAAATCACAAAAAAACATGAATTTAAGAAGTAACGATTTAACAAAAAGATATTCTATTTTTCCAATCACACATCCAGATTTATGGGAATTTTACAAAAAAGCTGAGAAACAAACATGGGTAGCGGAAGAGATTGATTTATCAAAAGATAATTATGAAAAATTAAATGAATCCGAAAAACTTTATTTAAAAAATATATTAGCATTTTTTGCGATATCTGATGGTTTAGTTATAGATAACTTAGCCACAAATTTTTTAGGTGAGGTTGATTTACTTGAAGCACAATATTTTTATGGGCACCAAACATTTATTGAACAAGTACATGCGAATGGATATTCATTATTGATTGAATCGTATATTAAGAATGAAAAAGAAAAAACAGATTTATTTAACTCAATGGAAACATCTCCTGCCGTATCAGCTAAAGCATCTTGGGCTGAAAAATGGATAAGTCACCCATCATTTGTACATAGATTAATTGCATTTGCTTGTGTTGAAGGTATTTCATTTAGCTCAGTTTTTGCTGGTGTTTTTTGGTACCGATCAAGAAACAAAATGGAAGGTTTGGCTGGTATGAATGAATTAATTCTTAGAGATGAAACATTACATTACGAGTTTGCTGTAAATTTGTATAATAAATATGTAATTAATAAATTACCAGCAAATGAGGTTCGTGAAATCATTTTATCATGTTGTACTGTTGAGCGAGTTTTCGTTGAAAATAGTATGCCAAATGGTTTAATTGGTTTAACAACTGACATGATGGATACGTATGTTAAATATGTTACCGATATTGTTTTAAAAGATTTTGGTTTAGAACCTGAATTTAATGTTAATAATCCATTAGATTACATGGCAAGAATTGGTCTTTCAGCTAAAAACAATTTCTTTGAACAAAGAATTGGGCAATATACTAGAGTAGATATACCAACAACAAGTGACGGTATTTTTGATGATGAATTTTAATAAAAAAAAATAATTAGTAATGAGGATTAAAAAAAGAAATGGTGAATTTCAGGCTTTTATGCCTAACAAAATTTTAAGTAGAATTAAAAGTAGTGCTAAAAATTTAAATGTTGATTGTGATAGTTTATTTACGGAAGTTGTGCCATTAATTTATGATGGTATGACAACAACTGAATTAGATGAGTTGATTGCTTTTAAATCGGCTGACAAAGTAATAAATCACCCCGATTATTCAACATTGGGTGGTAGATTATTATTAAGTAGACAATCCAAAATTATTGGTAAAGAATTGCAACCAGTTGATTTGACTTATGATTTTTTCGCTGCAACAACTTTTTTAAAAAAATATGCTAAAAAAGAGGGTAACACACCAATAGAATTACCATCTTGTATGTACGAAAGAGTATCTAAACATTTAGCTAATTCTGAAGTTGAAAAACAAATGTTTATTGAAGAATTAACCAATAAACGTATGAATTTTGCCACACCAATTTATACTAATGCTGGTATTGACAAAAGAAATGGTATGATTTCTTGTAACTTAACAACACTCTATAGTGATAGTATTGATGGTATTGAAGACACACTAACAAAAATATCATACGCATCAAAAGAAGGTGCTGGTATTGGCTTATTAATTGACCCATTAAGAAGTAAACATTCAATGGTAGGTTCATTTAATGGTAACGCTGGAGGTGTTGTGAGATTAGCCGACATGGTTCAAAGTAAAATGAGATTTTACAAACAAGGTAGCCGTTCAGGTAGTTGTGCTTTATACTTATCATTATGGCACCGTGATATTATGGATTTCCTTGAATTAACTTTACCTATCGGTGATGAGCAATTAAGAACTCGTGACTTATTCTTAGCTGTTGTTGTTAATGATCTATTTATGGAGAAATTAATAAACAATGAAGATTGGTATATATTTTGCCCAAATGATATAGAAAAAGCTGGTTTAAAGCCATTACATGACACTTGGGGTGATGAGTTTGTTTCGGAGTACAATAAAGCTGTAGAATTAGGTTTAGGTACACCAATTAGCCCAAAAACAATCTGGGATGCTATCATTAAAGCGCAAGTTGAAAGTGGTAGACCATATGTTTTCTTCAAAGATAACGCGAATAAAAGAAACATGCAAAGAAATATCGGCGTTATTAAACAAAGTAACCTTTGTATAGAAATTACAAACGTTTCAAAACCTGGTTATACATCACAATGCACATTAGGTTCAATAAACCTAGCTGAACATGATACTTTAGAAACAATTCAAAAAAGTACAAGAGTTATGGTTAGAGCGCTAAACTCAGTTATTGATAAAAATAAATGGAGTGATGATTGGAGTGAATTAGCGGGTTTGGATCAAAGATCTTTAGCAATTGGTGTTGCTGGTTTGGCTGACTTCTTTGCTAAAAAGAAAATAGCATTTGAAAGTGAGGAGGCTAAAAAATGGAATAATGATATTTTTGAAGCGATGTATAAAGCAGCGGTAACAGAATCGATGATCATGGCTAAAGAACAAAATAGAACATATCCATCGTGGGAAGGTAGTCCATACTCTAATGGTGAAACATACATTGAAGGGTGGAGTCCTTTAGCTCCAGGTGAACCAATACCCATGTTAAATTCATTATTATTAGCTTTAATGCCAACAGCATCTTCAGCTATTCTGTTAAGTGTATTTGAATCATTTGAACCCGTAACATCGAATCTATTTACTAGAAGAGTTGGACAAGGTGAGTTTTTAGTGATAAATAAACACCTGGTTAGCGATTTGGATAATATTGGTTTATGGAATAATGATATAAAAAATAAAATTATTGCAAATGGTGGTAGTGTACAAATGATAAATGAAATACCACAAGAGATTAAAGAAAGATATAAAGATGTTTGGGAGATATCACAAAAAACATTATTGGAATTATCTGCGATTAGAAATAAGTTTGTTGATCAATCACAATCATTAAATGTATATCATGCCGATGCTAAATATTCTAAAATATCAAGTGCGTTAATGTATGCGTGGAAAACTGGTTTAAAATCTGGTGTATATTATACCAGAACCAAATCAAAAATAGAAAACAATTCGAAATTATCGAGCGGTAGTTCCAACGAAGTACAAAAAAAACCAGAAAATACCCAATTTGAATGCTTTGGATGTTCAAGTTAGTAAATAAAGCCACCTTTTTGGTGGCTTTTTTCTTTACAATAAAATATTATTTCTTACTATTTATGAATAAAATAAAACCATGAATATTAGGAAGAATACATACGGAATTAATTTCCCATTTGATGATAGTGATAGTGGTGATTTTTTACGTTTAACTGAAATACCAGAGCGTGAAATTAAATCAAATTTAATACATTTATTATTAACTAGAAAGGGTAGTCGTTATTATTTACCAGATTTTGGATCTAATTTATATCAATATGTGTTTGAACCATTAGATGATATTGTTATTGGTAAGATTGAAGAAGAAATTAATGATGCAGTTGAAAAATATATACCAAATCTAAAAATAAATAAAATAACGATTGAAACGTTTTACGATAATATTCAATATATTAATGATCAAAAACAACAACACACCATAAAAATAAAGATTGATTATGTAATAACTAGTCGTACTTTTCAATCACCAGATACAGTAACTTTAGTATTATAAAATGGCAAAACAAATTAATTACAGTAAAAGAGATTTTGCTTCATTAAAAAATGAGCAAATTAATTATATAAAACAATATTATCCAGGATTGGTGCAAAATTTTAATGATGCGTCAATACTATCTGTTTTTTTAGATTTAAATGCCGCGATTGCGGATAATTTACATTTTCATATAGACAGAGCATTACAAGAAACAGTTTTAGATTACGCTCAGGAAAGGCAATCATTATTTAATATTGCTAAAACATATGGGTTAAAATTACCTAGTAGATCATCTAGTATTGCCGTTTGTGAATTTAGTGTTCAGGTACCCGCTAGAGGTGATGCTGAAGATGCCAAATACCTACCAATATTATATGCGGGTTCACAATTTTTATCAGGTGAAAATTCATTCGAATTATTGTATGATATTGATTTTGCGTCCAATTTTAATATTTCTGGTAAAGTTGATAGAACTAAGGTTCCAATATTTATCAATGGAGTTTTAACATCATACAGAATAACTAAAACAGGTATTGTTACAGCTGGTGCTACCAGAATATACACACAAAAAATAACGAATACAAAATCTTTTTATCAAATTACATTACCTGAAAATAATGTACTATCAATTGAGTCTATTATACATAAAAATGGTACGACATTCCAAACAGCACCAACAATATCTGAATTTAATTCAGATATAAACAAATGGTATGAAGTACAATCGTTAGCTGAAGACAGTGTTTTTATCGAAGATAGGTTAACACCACCAATTAATGGTATTTACCGCGGTAATTATATAAAAATCGACACAAGATTTATAAAAGAATATACACCGAATGGTTTTTGTACATTGACTTTTGGTTCAATGACGAACCAAGGTTTGGATATTTTAGATGATTTTGTTGATGCGGGTAGTTTTGATTTAAAAAGTTTTCTAAATAATAATAGTTTAGGCTTTGCACCAATAGCTAATACCACAATGTATATTAAATATAGAATTGGCGGTGGTGCTGACACTAATGTTGGTATTAATACTATCGATACCGTTGGTCAGGTTTCTTTTAAAATTAATGGGCCTGATGAACAAATAAACTCTATTGTTAGAAATTCATTAACCGTTTTAAACGTTACACCAGCTATTGGTGGTGGTGATCAACCATCAATCGAGGAATTAAGAAATTATATTTCATATAATTTTGCAGCACAAAATAGAGCTGTAACATTACAAGATTATAAAGCTATTGTCCTAGGTATGCCAGCAAAATTTGGTGTACCATCTAAAACTAGTGTATCACAAATACAAAATAAAATCAATGTTTCGGTACTATCAACAGATACTGATGGCAATTTAACAAATACTGTAACAACAACAGTATTGGAAAACATCGCAAATTATTTATCAAGATATAGAATGATAAATGATTATGTTATTGTTAGACCTGCTGATGTTATTAACATTGGTTTTGAGATTTCCGTATTAGTTGATTCTGGTTCACAAATTAGTTCGGTTGCAAATATCGTATCAACGGTTACGGATGAATTTAATAAAGAAACAACGGATTTAGGACAGGGCTATTTTGTTGGTAATTTAATCAAAAAACTATCACAAATTGACGGTATATTGAGTATTAATTATATCAAAGCATTTAATAAAGTTGGTGGTAATTATTCTACGAGTAAATTAAGTGATGATTTATTAATTAATTTAAACACAAATGAGATTGATTTAACACCTGGGGCAATTAAAGTAACAAACGATCAAATATTACAAATAAAATCACCTGAAATTGACATTGTTGTAATACCAACAACCCAAAATTTATCAATATTATAATATGGATGAAAGAAATATAAGAATCCCTATTGATTTAAATAGTGATGACAAAGTTATTAATGTTAAATTAGATCAGGAGTTTGATAATTTAGAAATTCTTAGTTTAAAAATTAGCAATAGTGATACATATACAAGACAATGTTCTGATTATGGGGTTATTGTTGGTAGAGTTATGTTAAATAGTGGTTTCGGTGTTCAAAACGCAAAGGTAAATGTATTTATACCGATTACAGCTGAAGACTCAGATAGACCTGAAATTACCGAAATTTATCCTTTTGATAGTATTAACACGACATTTCCAAATGGCGTTAGATACAATTTATTACCAAGAGTTAGAAACACTAAAAATCAAAGCCACAGATCCGTTGGTAACTTTCCCGACCCAAGTGATTTTGCAAATTATCCACAATACGTTGAAGTAATGGATAAATATTATAAATACACTACTGTAACAAATGAATCTGGTGATTATATGATATTTGGTGTACCAACAGGTCAGCATGATATTATAATGGACTTTGATTTATTTGATACAAATTCTTTTGAATTAACAGCCAATGATTTAGTAGAACAAATTTCATTAAATAATAGTGTTGAACAATTAACAACGTTATTAAATGCAAACGCGAATACAAACGAGGACATTGAAAATGTTGATAGGGTACCTGGATTTAAATATTTGGGTAACAATAACTATGAGATTGATCTTAAAACCAATTTAGATGAAATGCCAAATATTTTTCATCAGGTAAAACAAATAACAGTATCACCTTTTTGGGGTGATAATGATGCTTGTGATGTTGGTATTACTAGATGTGATTTTAGAATTAATTACAAATACACGCCAACAGCTATATTTTTTGGTTTTATACAAACAACGGCTAGAGAATTTTATATTGATGTTGATTATACTTTTATCGGCGGTCAACCAGAAATTTATGGTAAAGATAATGTTGCTGTTAATGAATATGGTAGTTTACTCCCACTCCAAAAATTAGAAGTTGTTGTTTACCGATTAGATGATAAATTAACCCCTGGTAGTAGAAAAAGACTTGGTGTTTATACTGGATCTTTTTATAATGGTATTTTTAGAATTACATTACCAATGTATACCGACTATTATATAACCGATGAATCTGGTGAATTAATACCAACAAGTGATACAACATTAGGTATACCAACTAAAGGTTATTATGCTTTTGAGATTTATGATACTGATGATGGATTTACAAACAGAAGAGAACCATTTGGGGGTTTTGTTAATAATATAGTACCAGGTGTTAGAATACCATCATCAACTACTGGTGATGCGTTTTTAGGTGGATGGGAAGGTACATGGACAGGTTTGTTTGAATATGATTTATTAAACAGAAAAAGAAAATATTACACAATTAAAAC